TCCAATAAGCAGCAGACATTTTCCCTTTGGCTATGTTTTCGGCATGGCGTGCCTTGAAGGATGCCCGTCGTGCTGCTGCTGCCTTTGATTCTCCTTCCCTGCGTGGGCTACCGCTAACGCCCTGCTGCCCAAAGCGGATCAGCTTTACCTTGTCGCCTTCCTTTGCTAGGACTGCGTGCGATTTGTTCGGATGGTTTGGTGTGCGCTTGGGTTTGTTGTAACCCTCGAAGCGTTCGCCACGGTATTCAATCGCCATCGTCATCATCCTCCGTGCAGGTAATAACCTCGATGCCTTCTGCCAGTCTGCCCATTAAAGCGCCCAGCACCTGAGCATCAGCAGGACATGGGAAGACAAACCGCCCCTCGATGATGCCATCGGTGCATTTGAGGTAGGTGCAGTTGCCTTCCCAGATTCTGCCCTTCATCGTTTCAGCGGCGCTTCCTTCAGTTCAGATCGGAGCTTAAGAAGCTTGCTGCCCGTATTCTCAGATTTAATTTCGAACATCGGGTCATCAGGTTTTGCAAGTAGCAAGACTTGACCATTTGCATTATTTGTGGATCTAAATTTTTTCTTAGATAAGGCGGTGACTTTGCCAAAATTGCGTTTGCCCAGATCATTCCAGACAACACGAGAGCCGATGCCGATTGCCATTTACTTAGCCTTGCGCTTGCGTGACTTTCCGGCTTTTGCGTACGCGATTGCTACCGCTTGCTTTTGCGGTTTTCCCGCTTTGATTTCTCGTTTGATGTTTTCCTGCATTGTCTTTTTGCTGCTGCCCTTCTTCAACGGCATAACGCCAGTCCTCAACGGATGCCAGCAGTGTAGAACGATCAGCAGTTGCCCAGCCTTTGTCGGTATAAACCGCTGGAACCCATGTTTCGCCAACTAGCGCTTCAACGGGATCAGAGAAAATGAAAAAGATTCCTTCATTGCGAAAGTGCCTAAGACCGGGAAGGTCCATACCGTCTCCTGAGTTGCTCCAAGGTTAGTTCGCTGCCATCATCGCGCACGAGTTTTGCCATGGCATCCTTCGGACCATATTTGTTGGCAAGCAACTCAAAGTAGCGGACACGCTCTTTGCCTAGCACTTCAGCCTTGGTAGCAGCATCCTGCTTGGCTAGCCACTGACCGTATGACGTATCAGCAGGAACCGGACCATCCATGCTGGCACGCTTGCCAGGTTTCGGCGGATCAAAACCAAGCGCCTCGTAGTCGATCACCGGCACCGTGGTTGACCTGCAGTTGAAATGCTGAGGCGGTGTTGGTCCTTTACCGTATTCAAACTCGCGTCCGTCTAACGCAGCACAGATTGAGGATGTTCGAGCATCGAGTGTGGCGACGTATTTGTATTTTTGCGTGATGTCCTGATTTGCTTCGTATACCTGTTGGCTGGCAGCGTTAGCAACCTGATTGACACTGGTGCGAACTAACGCCATGACTTGCTGATCGGTCGCCTTGGTTAATTCACCACCCCGCTGCGCAAGTTGCTTTGCGCTGCCACGCTGCCCTAGCTCTAGGTTGCCGATTAGGCGTTTTGCAATGGCTGGTGTCGGTTCACCTGTTAGCAAGCCACTTCTTACAACCTGTCCAAAACGCTCCGCTTGATCGGCAGCGATTCCGCGAAATGCCTTTTGAACGACGGCGCCATTTGGCAGCGTGATCGTTGCACCTTTAGCGGCAGTCAAGCTGTAGGTTTGCGGTGCGCCCTGGACAGCAGCAAATAGGTCATCGCTCAGGGTGACGACGTTGATTTGTGTTGGATCTGTTGTGACGACGGATTGCGCAAACTGCGGGCTAATCTCAACGGTGTTAACTGCACTTCTAGCATTGGCAGGTAACGCACGTTTTAGCTGATCTTCGACGAATTCAGATTGCAGTAACGCTAAACCCTGCAATTCTTGCGTCATGGTGTTGACGCTGGCATCAGACCAAGTGCCTAACGATTCTTTGAGCTGAGCAAGAATGGCGCGAAGTCTGGCAGCTTTAACTGGTGCAGCCAACTCATCAATCGTGCGAAGCTGATTGACTGCATCAACGATGATGTCGTTGTAGCTGCTAACGATCTGCCTAGCGACGCTATTGCTGTAACGATTGAGGTCAATCGCGTTACGGTACAGGGCTGATGGAGTAGCCATTATTCAATGCCCAGATCCTGTGGTTGACAGGCAGTTTGCATTGTCACGTCGGCGCCAGATTTTAATGCCTCTTTGATCAGCATGATGACAGCTTCTGGCGTTTCCTTTGTCCCGTTTTCTACGTTCATTTCTTCCACGGTGTATAACCTACCGTTGCGATACCAACTCAATCTGATGATGGCAAAAATGTGAGGTTGCATTTGCCCTTTAACGCAGACGAGATGTTGCCTGCGTGGTTTCTTGGCTTCCATAGCTAACCTCCATAGCCAGTTCATCATGCCGGGATTTCTTCTAGATCCTCAGGCTCTACAGATTCTTCTGGAATTTCTTCTTCCATCGCCTGCGGCAGCCGAGGTTCAGGTTGTGCCATCTCGATTAGACCGCCAGTTTGTGTTGCCTCGATCTCTTCCTCGATGTCAAACTCGTCGCCTAGCACCTCACCTTCGCTGAGCCTATCGAGCAGGGTTTTCTGTGTGATTGTCCCTGCGGTATAGAGCTGAAGCAGCGCCTGGATATCCTGCGGTTCAAGGCGTGCGCCGAGGAAGTCGCGGTTAACGTAGCTGCTGCCAACTTCGTTGATGTTGAGATACTGCGCGTGATAGGTCAGGCAGTTATCAATTAGATCTTGCATATTTTGCGCGATCACCATCATCGTGCTGTCGCCTTGACTGCGGTCGATGCGCTTAGCCTCTGCAGTTTCAGCCGACAGCTTTTGCCCGAGCACGGCAGACAGACCTAACTCATTGATCTGGTAAGCGATCTGCTCCAGCCTGCGAAACTGCGATTCAAAGCTGTTACCAGACGGCTCGATGTATTCTGCTTTGCCTTCTGCTGGGAAAGCGATTGCTTCACCAGGACCAGCGGATACTTCCTCTGCGCTAGAAGGGAAGCCAAAGAAAGCAAGCATCGGGACAGCACAGATGTGAAGCTGATTGTCCAGATCAGACTGCACTTGATAGGCTTTTAGGTTTAGCTCCGCGATGTCTTCCATCGGCGGACGCGATTCAAAGAAGTTGACGCGGTTGGAGTAGGCAACGCTGAAAGGGATTTCGCTGAGCGTTGTGGTGCCGCTATCAAATACCTCGAAGTCGCCAGACTTTTCATCACGGCGATGCAGCTCAAAACCACCAGGGGTTAGGACGCGTACCTGCTCGACTTCCTTCTCGCCATAAAGCCCATCAGGCACAATAACCTTTTCCAGCAGCCGAAGCTGGCTGAGCTGCTGCGCTCCGTCTACCAGTTCCGTGCGCCAGCCGAGGATTTCACGCGGCGTATAGCTAACCCAATACGGTCGTCCATTTTCACCAGCAGCAGGAGCATCCACAAGGACACCAACGTGCCCGTAACGCACCATCTTTCGTGCGGCTTCATAAACCCAGACGTTGAGATCATTGCCTAGCAAGTCAACGTCAAATAGCTGTTCGCGCACGATGTCAGATACATCGTTTAACCGGACAGGCTTGCGTGTCAACATGCCAGCCAGCATCCGTTCAAGCCGCTGGTAATAAGGCGGGCACACTGAACGAGCGAGCCTGTTGTCGTAGCTTTCGTCTAGCTCGCGTGGTTCTTGCGGCAGGTAACGTCGATGCTTACGACGCATCCCGTAAGTGCCAGACAGCAGGTCTTCAATCAGGATCCAGTGTGGCTCCTGAGCGTGCCAGGCGGTGTTGGCATCGTTGACCTTGGTAACAGACTGCCGCGCCATGGGGCGGTCGTAGAAGTTATACCCTGAGTACATGGCGCCGCTTCGATAACCAAAGTTTAGGGGCTGGGATTAGCCAACCCCATTAGATCAAACAGCTACAGCCACATCGGCAGAGGCAGCCTGCAGCGTGACGGACTTGCGACCAATCTTGATCTCAAACTCGTCACCGGGCTTGAAGCCCATCTCCTGCACGTAACCTTCACCGATCTGCAGCTTGCCGTTGAACTGCACCTTGGTCTTGTAAGTCAAGGCACGACCACGCTTGCTGTTTGACTTCATTTCAAAGCCCTTGGCTTCGAGAAGTGCTTCGTAAAAAGCGGTGTAGCAGAGCTTGCCGTTTTTGTCGGTGTAGCCACACTCGCGGACGAGATCTGACTTGTTGAGATCTTTAAGCTCTTTGACCTTGGCGAGTAGTTCTGAACCCTTGAGCATGAGTAGGGGTAAAGCGGACGCTGCTTAGAGTAGCACTAATACAGGCGGATGCCAGTAGACCTGCCAGCTCCCATGTGTAGCGGATTGAACTCACGCCAGATCAGGTAACCCAAGGCATCATTCATGTGATCATGCCCAGAATCCTTGTCAGGGTCGCCCTTTTCCGTGTAGC